GATTGAAACTCGTTTGAACTATGAAACAGGTCTTAGTCGATATCATGGACTGGCTGAATTGGCAGTAGAATACGGAATATTCAAGAGTGTTTCTACACGAATTGAACTGCCAGATGGCTCAAAGGTCTTTATGAAAAACATCAACGAAGAACCAGAAAAGTATTTTACTAAGGACATTTTGGACAAGTTAGATGAAATGATTCAAAAGGATTTTAAATATGGAAAAATCGATAAGTGATCTTTACGAAGCATCCGATCAGACTCACGAAGATTTTGTAATTGTTCGCATAAAAGATGGTCCATATGTTGGAGTAGAATACACTTATGGAAAAATTAGTGTGTCTGAATCCGAAGACAAAACAACTGCCAAATTTATATTTGATCCGATTATTGTAAAAAATCCAAATGATGTTAAACTAGATGATGTATTTTTTAAACTAGTTGGTGATGTATTGGTGAACCTTTTAGAAAATTGGATTGAGGAAACTAAGGATGAATTCGAGGATCGAACTGACAATATTACGGACATTGATGACGAACGAAAATTATTGTCGCAAGGTGATCCCATTTTTAAAGAGTGAATACTTTCATGAAAAATCTGAAAGACTGATTTTTCAAAACATTTTAGAGTTTTTTACCAAATATAACACCGTTCCCTCAAAGGAAGCGGTGATTATATCATTGGAAAAACTAAAAACTGTATCAGAACAAGAATTCAATGAATGCAATTCTATTGTTGAAGAATTTGATTTCTCTGCTTCAATAAATCAAGATTGGCTTGTAAACGAAACAGAAAATTTCTGCAAAGACAAAGCAATCTATAATTCAATCATGGAATCGATTCAGATTATTGATGGGAAAGACACATCAAGAAATAAAACTGCAATACCTGAACTGTTGTCGAAGGCACTATCTGTATCATTTGATGTTCACATTGGACACGACTACACCAATGATTCAGAAAAACGATTTGAATTCTACCACCAAAAGGAAAGAAAGATTGCATTCGATCTTGAATATCTCAATACAATTACAGCAGGCGGAACACCAACTAAAACTCTTAATGTGGTAATGGCTGGTACTGGCGTAGGTAAATCATTATTTTTGTGTCATCATGCTGCAAACTGTTTAGTACAGAATCACAATGTGCTTTACATCACTTGTGAAATGGCAGAAGAGAGAATAGCAGAAAGAATCGATGCAAATCTACTTGATGTTACTATGGATGATCTAAAGGACATGCCATTAAGTTCCTATTTAAAGAAAATTGATAATGTGGCTAAGAACATCAATTCAAGATTGATTATTAAAGAATATCCAACATCTAGTGCTGGTGCAACACACTTTCGTGCTCTCTTGGATGAATTACAGATCAAAAAGGGATTCAAACCAGACATCATCTTTATTGATTACTTAAATATTTGTGCATCATCCCGGATACGGAATAACGGTGCTGTTAACTCTTATACGCTGATTAAAGCGATTGCAGAAGAACTACGCGCACTTGCTGTAGAAAAAGATATTCCTATTTGGACTGCCACGCAAACAAATCGTGAGGGGTATTCAAACACTGATGTTGGTCTTGAAAATACTTCAGAATCTTTTGGTTTGCCAGCCACTACAGATTTTATGATTGCTTTGATTTCTACCGATGAACTTGAAGAGCAAAATCAAATCATGGTAAAGCAACTAAAGAATCGTTACAACAATGCCATGTCTAATCGTAAATTTGTTGTTGGGCTAAATCGAGCAAAAATGAAATTGTTCGATGTTCCTAGTATCGAACAACCAACTTTGGTGGCAGGAAACACAACAGACGAACAAGAAGCCGGATCTGGTTATGACATGAGAGATAAATTTAAGAAACTAAAAACATCCTCAACAGGGGACTGGAAGTTCTAATGTCAACTTACATCGACAAAATGTTTATCAACATGATTTCTTCTATGCTAGAAAAGTTTGCATGGAAAAAAGAAACTCTTGCAAATTGTAGATGCCCAATTTGTGGGGATTCGCAAAAGCACAAAAACAAAGCAAGAGGATTTTTCTTTCAAAAAGGAAATGATTTCTTCTACAAGTGCCACAATTGTAATTTCAGCAGCAATCTATACAATTTTCTAGAACAAGTTTCTCCTACTCATTCCAAAGAATACGCAATACGAAGATGGATGAATGGAGAAAATGGTAAATCAAATTATAAGAAACCAAAGATAAAGTTTGAGAAACCAAAATTTGAAAAAACAGAATTAGTGGGGTGTGTGTCCGTATCCACCCTTCCCGATAATCATCCATGTAAAAAATATGTACTTTCCAGAAAGATACCATCGGCTTTTATGAAAGCATTGTATTTTACTGAAGACTTTGCCAGTGTTGCACAATCTATAGATCCAGAGAAAAAGGATCTCACAAAAGAAAGTAGATTGGTTATCCCCATCTATGATGAAGAAAATACTCTGATTGGTGTTCAGGGTAGATCTTTAGATTCAAAATCAATTCGTTATATAACAATCAAGAAAAGGGGCGCGGAACGACTATGGTATGGTTTGAATAAAATTTCTAGTGAACCTGTATTCGTTCTGGAGGGTCCTATTGATTCTATGTTTCTTCCAAACGGAGTAGCAACACTTGGAATGGATTCTACTATTACTGTTCCGGATTTTATAAAGGAAAAGAAATTGATCTTTGTTATTGATAACGAGCCAAGAAACAAAAATGTTGTTAAAACTATAGAGTCATTGATTGAGAAGAAATTCAATGTTGTTATTTGGCCATCGACAATTCGGGAAAAGGATATCAATGATATGATTCTATCCGGTAAAACAACCGAACAATTGGTTGAAATAATAACAAACAACACTTATACTGGGTTACAAGCAAAACTTAAATTAAATGATTGGAAAAAAGTGTAATGGAAGAATCAGATGAAGACTTCTTTGAAGAATATGGCGAAGAGATGACTAAATCTTTTTTGAATTTTGGAATACATTTTAAAGAATATGTTTGCGAAATGGAAAAAGAAATTTGTGACTCCGCCATGACTTATGCACATTCATTTGCAGAAGAGTATGGAATAAAGGTAATAGAGGAAGAAGAGTTTTATTACTCTCCAATCAATCCGGAATTGGATGATACTGATTTTATCTATTCTATAATTAGCATTTATATGAAATTTGCAGATAGAGTTAAAGAAATAAACCCAGAGTTATGGAAAAAAGCAGTAGAATATTCTAGTGATTATGGTGGAGTAGGAAGAGTTAAATTTTATCACTTAAAGGATGAGGATAAACAAGATGAAAAAGATTGATGTATTAGATCATGGATTTGTTGAACTTGTTGATTATATGGGAAACGATTTGACTGTAGTTAATGCAGCCAGAGTATCCTTCAATAAGGAAAGTGATTGGGATAGTGAACCGAACTGGAACATGGTTCGTGAACGAAAGTTATCCGAAAAGGATGAAAAACTAATTTCTTATCTTGCAAAACATAAGCACTGGACACCGTTTGCCCATCCACAAATTACTCTCAGAATCAAGGCTCCTATCTTTATACGAACTCAACTTTTTAAGCACAAAGTTGGATTTGTCGAAAATGAAGTATCTCGTAGGTATGTTAGCGAGCCTCCGGTGGTGTATTCTCCTCGTTGGAGAGGAAAACCAACAGGCGGAGCAAAACAAGGTTCTGAAGATTTTATGCCAATCAACGAACAATACAACACAGCAAATCGTCATTATGAATTTACTATTAAAGAAGCACTAGAAACATATCAACAATTGATTGATTTAGGAGTTGCACCCGAGCAAGCAAGATCAGTTCTTCCTCAAGGAACTTATACCGAGTGGTGGTGGACTGGATCTTTGTCTGCTTTTGCCCGAGTGTATCATCAGAGAATTGATGTTCATGCACAATGGGAAGTTCGTCAGTATGCAGATGCAATTGCCAAAATAATTCAACCACTCTTTCCGGTTTCGTGGAAAACCCTTACTAATTCAACTACATAAAACACCAACTTAATTTTTAGGAGAAATACCAAATGAGTTTACCTACCCTTTATCAAGATTTTATCCATCTTTCTCGTTATTCTAGATGGATTGAAAGTGAGAACCGCAGAGAGACATGGGAGGAAACTGTTAAGCGGTATTTTAACTTTTTTGAAAATCACTTAAAGACAAAGCATAAGTTTACTTTGTCGCAAGAACTTCGTTCTGAATTAGAAACTTCTGTGTTGAATTTAGAAATCATGCCAAGCATGAGAGCACTGATGACTGCGGGAGAAGCACTTGAGCGTGATAACACCGCCGGTTATAACTGTTCTTATGTTGCAGTGAACCGTGTTCGTGCATTTGATGAAATTCTATACATACTCATGTGCGGCACCGGAGTTGGGTTTTCTGTTGAAAGACAATACATAGAAAAACTTCCAACTATTACAGAGGAGTTTACTAACAGTGAAACCACTATTGTTGTCCAAGATAGCAAGGCTGGTTGGGCTAAAGCCTATAGGGAACTTGTCTCTCTACTCATTGGAGGTCAAATTCCAAAATGGGATGTCTCAAAGGTTCGTCCTGCTGGCGCGAGACTTAAAACATTTGGGGGTCGTGCATCGGGACCGGGGCCGTTGGAAGATCTCTTTAAGTTTACAATTGAAACTTTTAAAAAGGCTTCAGGTAGAAAACTCACTTCCATCGAATGTCATGATATCGTTTGTAAAATTGCAGAGGTTGTCGTGGTCGGAGGTGTGCGACGATCCGCACTTATTTCACTTAGCAACCTCACTGATGAAAGAATGCGGGATGCAAAGTCAGGAGCATGGTGGAACGACAATCCCCAACGCGCCTTGGCCAATAACTCAGTTGCCTACAAAGAAAAGCCAGACATGGGCATCTTTATGGAAGAATGGATGTCTCTTTATAAGAGCAAGAGTGGCGAGCGTGGTATCTTTAATCGTGAGGCTTGCAAAAAGACTGTTGCCAAACTAGGGGATCGTCGTGATCCAAATTATGAGTTTGGAACCAATCCTTGCTCTGAAATCATTCTACGCGATAGAGAGTTCTGTAACCTCACAGAAGTCGTTGTGCGAGTAGATGACACCGCAGACAACCTTGCTCGTAAGGTTCGTTTAGCGACGATCCTAGGTACATTCCAAGCGTCTTTAACGAACTTCCCATATCTTTCCAGCGAATGGAAGAAGAACTGTGAGGAAGAGGCACTTCTAGGTGTATCTCTAACCGGAATTCTTGACAACGAACATATGGCAAATGATGTTGTTAATTTGGAAAAAGGTCTTACCAAACTTAAAAATATTGCAGTAGAAGTAAACAAAGAGTATGCATCAAAAATTGGAATTGAATCTGCTGCTGCCATTACTTGCATAAAACCATCTGGTACAGTCTCACAATTAGTAGATGCCGCGTCTGGTATTCACCCAAGACACAGCGAATACTACATTCGTACTGTTCGTGCAGATCAAAAGGATCCATTGTGCAAAATGATGATGGACATGGGATTCCCTCACGAAAAGTGCGTAATGAAACCCGATTCTGTAATGGTATTCTCCTTCCCAACGAAGTCTCCAGAGGGATGTCTGACTCGTAATGATTTGGGTGCAATTGAGCACCTAGAACTTTGGTTGGTGTATCAGCGTCATTGGTGTGAGCATAAGCCAAGTATTACTGTAACTGTTCGTGAAAATGAATGGATGGATGTTGGTGCTTGGGTATATAAACACTTCGATGAGATCAGTGGTATATCATTCCTACCACACAGTGATCACAATTATCGTCAAGCACCATATCAAGAGTGCAGTAAGGAAGAATACATGGCACTCCTTGAGAAGATGCCAAAGAATGTTAATTGGTCAGATCTTGTGAAGTATGA